TGGCACCTACGACGACTCGTCGTTCCAGGGCATGGCCGGCGTGCTCACCATGTCCGCTGCGGTCACCCACGTGGCGACCGGTGAGCGGATCCGCAAGACGTGGAACTTCTCCATCGACTACACGGGGAACTTCTCGATCGGGCCGCTGCCGTTCACCGACGACCCCGCGTTCTCGCCGACCGGGTTCACGTACACGGTGACGTGGCAGGCGATTGCTTGGCGCGACACCCCGGGCAACCTCACGTTCCAGGTGCCGCGTGCTGCCGGGGCAACGGTCGACTTCGACAGCCTCATTCCCGTCACGGGTGCCAACGTCAGTGTTCCGTTCGTCCACGGCATCCCCGCTGGTGGCACGTCCGGGCAGGTGCTGGCCAAGGCGAGCGGCACCGACTACGACGTGACGTGGGCGGCGCAGACAGGAGGCGGTGGCGGCGGGGCTGTCGCTTCGGTCAACGGCAAGACCGGCGCCGTCACGCTGGCCGCTTCGGATGTGGGCGCGGATGCCTCGGGTGCTGCGACGGCTGCTCAGGCTGCCGCGATCGCCGCTGCCGCCACGGATGCGACGTCGAAGGCGAACGCGGCGCAGGCTGCCGCGATCTCGGCCAGCGCGGGGCAGGTCACCGACGCCGCGATGGCTGGCGCATGGGGATCCTCCACGGGGGCAAAGGTTGCCGCCGACGCGACCGTAAGGGCGGCCTTTGTCGCAGCGAGCCAGCTCCTCCTGTCCGACACCCGGCCCGGCAACCCGGCAACCGGCCTGGTCCGCATCGGCCTCGCGGTCTCTGGTAGCGACACCACCGCGCCCAGCACCCCGACGAACCTGGCGGTCGTCGCCGGCAACGCGCAGAACTCGCTGTCGTGGACCGCCTCGACGGACAACGTGGCGGTCACCGGCTACAAGGTGCGCCGCGGTGGGACCGTCGTCGGCACCCCCACCGGGACGAGCTACACCGACACGGGCCTGACCAACGGCACCACCTACTCCTACACGGTGAGCGCCGTGGACGCGGCGGCCAACGAGTCCGCGCAGACGAGCGCCGTCACCGGCACACCCACCGCCGGGGCCACCGCGCCGGGGCAGCCGACCGGCCTCACCGCCGGCACCCCCACGTCCAGCGGCGTACCCCTCACCTGGACCGCCCCCGCCTCCAACGGCGGGTCCGCGATCACCGACTACGTGGTGCAGTACCGCACCACCGCCGGCCCCGGCACCTGGACGACGTTCGCGGACGGCACCTCCACCGTCACCTCGGCGACCGTCACCGGCCTCACCGCCTCCACCAGCTATGACTTCCAGGTCGCGGCAGTCAACTCGGTCGGCCAGGGCGGCTACTCCGCCACCGCCACCGCGAGCACTGCCGCCGCTTCCGGCGCGGGCACGAACCCCACCTCGGTCGCCGGCCTGTCCGCGCTGTGGTCGGCCGACACCCTGGGCCTGACCGACGGGGCCGAGGTCACCTCGTTCCCGTCCAGCGCCGGATCGGGCACGAACAACGCCCTCATCCAATCCGCCGGGTCCGGTCCGATCTACCACGCCGCCGTGCAGAACAGCCTCCCGGCGCTGCACGGCGACGGGTCCAGGACAATGTTCACGTCGGCCACCATGTCCCCGGCGATCGCCACAACCGGCACCGTGTTCGTGGTGGGCCGGTGGAGCACGTTCGCCAACGGCGCGACCCTCCTCGACGGCGACAGCACCAACACCTACCGGCTGTACGCCTCGTCCGGCACGGCCGTGTCGATGTTCACCGGGGGCTCGGGCACTCCCGACTACACGCTGCCCAACCCGACCGGCTGGCACGTGTTCGCCATCCGCCGCAACGGCACCGGCAGCAACGGCCTGCAACTGTGGGTCGACGGCACGATGGTCGGGCAGGCCACCGCCACCACAACGACCACCGTCACGCAGTTCCACATGTTCGGCATCGCCAGCTCCGCTACCGGGGACATCGGCGAGGTCGTCGCCTACAACACCACCGCGCTATCCGACGCGGACATGCTCGGCGTCGCCCGCTACCTCGGCGCCAAGTGGGGGATCACCACCGCATGACCACCACCCTGGCCGCTGCTTGGGCGAACCGGGCCACCGCCCCCGTACCGATGCTGCACGTCGGGGACTCCGTCACCGAAGGCACCGGGGCAGGCGGCTTCGAGGCCAAGTACGCGACGAAGCTGCTCCGCTCCCTGCAAGGGGACGCGGGGATCACGGGCGGCCCCGGCTTCGTCAACTCCGGGTCCTACGTGCCCACCGACAACAGCCTGTCGTCGTTCTACAGCCCGGTCGGGTCGGTCAGCAGCCCCGACGGGCTGCTCGGCTCCCGGTCTGGGAACTTCGCCACCAACCAGGCGGTCACGATCACCTGGACCGGCACATCCCTGTCGCTGCACTTCTACGAGTACTCGGCCGGGCAGCCATTCACCGTCAGCATCGACGGGGGCGCCGCAGCCAGCGTGACCACCGCGAACGGCACCGCGGACAGTCGCGGGGTATGGCACACGCCAACGCTCACCCGCGGCACGCACACCGCGCTACTCACCCCACCGTCGGGTGGGCAGATCATCCTGCGCGGAATCCACGTCTACGACGGCGACGAGGGCAAGGGCGTCCACGGCTGGGAAGGCGGCCACTACGGCGACCAGACCAGCGCCCAGGCCGGCTCCCCCGCCTCCTACTTCGCCGACGCCTGCGCCGTGATCCAGCCCGCCGTCGCCACCCTGCTGCTCGGGCTCAATGACTGGCAGGCCGGCGTCTCCGCGGCCACCTACCAGGCGAACCTCACCGCGATCATCAACGCGGTCAACGGGTACTGCACCACCCCGCCGTCCTGGGTGATCTGCGGCATCTACCGGCGCACCGACGTCGCCAGCCCCGCCGTGGCGCTGTCGGCCTACACGGCCGCCGCGCAGGCCGTCGTCAACGCCGACCCGGCAAACCGCCGGTTCGTTGACCTGAACACGGTCAGCATCTCCCTCAGTCCGGACAACGTGCACCCGAACGCGACCGGGCACGCCGCCATCGCTGCCGCGATCCGGCCCGCCGTCCTCGACCTCGCTGGGGGCGCCGCGCCGTCATGGGCGTCGTTGGTTGCCGAACGGTGGACTGGCAGCGCGTGGACGCCGCTCACGGTCGAGAAGTGGGACGGCAGCGCGTGGGTGTCCGCAGTCCTCGAGCGAGCACCCTGACCGCCTGCCACTAAGGGCGGCCGCTTAGCACCACCCGCACACACGACGCCCGGCGTCTCCCATCACAGGGAGGCGCCGGGCGTTTTCGCGTTGTGCCCACCCGGCCGGCAGGGACAGGGCCGACCGGGCGGGGGTGTGTGCCTAGACCGCCGGGGACATGGGCGGTGTAGGGGTATGAAGGAACGGCGCGTCCATCTGCCGCACCATCCGGGCGGCGGCCTCCGAGGATGGGCGCGTGTAGCCCGCTGTCGTCTGCGGTGAGGCGTGGCCCATCTGCTCCTGCACCATCCGCAGGTCCCGTGACAGCTGGTAACTGACCGTCCCGTAGCGGTGCCGCAGCTGGTGCGCCGTCGCTTCGATGGCGTTGCGCTGCAAGAAGCGGTTGATCGAGCTGGAAACGGACCGGGCGGTGATCTGCGCGCCGTCAGCTCCGAGGAACATCGCACCCCTTCGCTTTACACCGTAACGTTGTAGCGCCCGGACGACGACCTCTCCGATCTCGACGGTGCGCTCTTTCGCGCCCTTCCCTTTCCGGACGTGCAGGAACGCGGAGCCGTCCGGTTCGCGGCGAAGATCGGACCAGTCCATGCCGGCGATCTCGATGCACCGCAGACCACCGAACGCCGCCAGCGTGATCATGGCGGCCATCTTCGGCCGGGCCGACTGCAATGCGGTCACTAGGTCGTCCTCGTCGATTGGCCTGGGCAGATGGCGTGGCACGACAGGGATCGTCAGCAGCTCCGACGGGTCCTCGGAGATCACGCCGGTCTGCTTGGCCCAGCGGTAGAAGGCCCGGAGGTGGCACACGTATGCGCGCCTGGTCTCCGGCGAGCGCCCCGCGATGGCTACTCGCTCGAAGCGGAGTAGGTGTCCCGGCTCTACGTCTCGCAGAGGCAAGCCGGTAAAAATATGTAGTCGGTGCAGAAAGTCCAGCCGCACCCGCAACGTGTTATCCGCGAGGCCGCGAATGGTCGCGCCCCATTGGATGTAGGCCAATAAGTCTGCGTCGTATCCTCGAAGTTCCCCCACGAGCGGAGTGTCGTACCGGACGGGGACGTTCCGCGTGAGGATAGCGCGGATAGCTAGATATCGATCACTCTTCGTAACCCAAGTGGGCAGCTCTGCTCACTCCCCGTCACCGCGTGTGACTACTTCTAGGTACTACGCGGCGACCAGTGCAGCATCTCGGTGAATATCCCGGCTTGATGATGTTCCGTTATCGACGGTGCGACGGTTACGGCGAGTGATGGCTGTGACGGGCTCGTACCCCCCGTTGCGCTCAACGGAAGCCAGCAGGTCGGCGACGCTCATGCCGAGGGCTCGGCACATCGCGTCGAGAGCATCGAGGGGCGGAGGGGTCTCACCCCCAACCCAGCGGGCGACGGTGTTGTGCGGGGCTCCGATCTGGTCGGCAAGCCAACGCCGTGACTGATCCTGCCGGCCAAGCTCAGCTCGCAGCTCGGCGGCGATGCGCTGCCCCAGGGGGCCGGGTCGGTTCGTCATGACCGGAAAAGTATCAGGCCCAACGGGGTTTTGACCCGTTTTGTGGGACGTTCACCCGATTGACGGTGTCCCGACACGCCCGGTGATGGTGCGACACGCGCAGTGGACCGCCTTTGGCTTGACTTTCGTCCCTAGCGGCGGGCTAGTGTCCCATCTATGGAACAGACACCCGCAGAACAGACCGCGGGGGCCGTCCGGGCTGAGCTAGCTCGACGCCGGGTGTCGGGGCGCGACCTGGCCCGAAAGCTCGGCTGGAGCCCATCAGCGACCGCCCGCCGCCTCTCCGGCGAGAAGCCATTCGACATCAACGAGCTGCAGCAGATCGCCTCCGTCCTAGACGTGCCGGTCTCCCTGCTCGTCGTCGTCGGCCAAGCCGCCTAAGACGCCCCCCGGCCGACCTCCCCCTTCGGCCGGGGGTGCCCAACCAACGCAAGAGAGCCGCCCACCCCAACGCCTGGCAGCAGCGGGTGGACGGCCATCCAACGAGAGGAAGCATAACCGTGAATCCCCACCCCGTCCGTTGTCACGGACACCGTTCCCCGCTCTGGGTGAACGGCCACGCCATCCGCGTCTGCTGCACACAGCACTACGGCCAGCCTGCCTACCCGGTGCGAGCCCTCACGGTCGTGGCGTCGTGACCCCCCGCCAGTTCGCCATCACCCAGTTCCTCGCGGCCTTTGCTCTCACGGCTGCCGGCCTGTGTGCCGCCGTGTCGATCGCGTGGCGGTTCGAGTGCCGCGCCATCGAGAAGGCCCTCACCCTCGGAGGCGCGAAGTGATGGGCATCTACCTCTCCCCCGACGCGATGGTGACGACCGCGCTCCTCATCGGCGTCTGGACATTGCTGGCGCTCGCGGTGGGCGTCGGCATCGGCAAGGCCATCGCGCTCGCCGACCAGCGCCAGGCCGACGACTCGACGTGGCTGGACGACGTTCCGGACGGACGCACTGACACCACCGAACTCGTCATCCCGAGCGCTTGGTTCAAGCCCGGCACGTTCGACGAGCTGGCATGACCGCCGCCCGCGTCTACGTCCTCGCCGACTACCGGCCCACCGAGCCGGTTCCCATGACCCCCCGGGCGCCGTTGGGGAAGCGACGTCGCCCGGGGCTCTTCCACCGGGTCACGCACTCCCCGTTCGCCCGGGACGTCCGCGCCAACCCGATCGCGGTCGGGCTGCTGCTGTCCGTCGTGCTCGTACTGATCTGGGCGGTGACGCAGTGACCCATCGCAGCTATTTCAACGACATTCTCGGCAACGTCTACTGCCGCGACTGCGGGACGGAATGGCCATGCCTACCGGTCCGCCAGGCGTGGGAGGCGGAGCAGGCGCTAGGCGTCCGGTGTTTGTGCAGTCATACCGACATCCAGCACAAGGACGGCATCGGGTTCTGCAACCTGGCCGCCTGCGGATGCCGCGTGCTGCGGCCGGCGGTGACGGCATGAGCCTCACCGTTCTTGACGACCTCGTGCAGGGGAGCGAGGAATGGCACGACCAGCGGCGCGGAATCGTCACCGCGTCGGTTGTCGGCCAACTCCTCACCCCGACCGGGCGAGTGGCAGCCAACGACACAAGCCGGGGCATCACCGCACAGCTCGTCGCGGAGAGGATTACGGGCTACACGGACCCGACCTACCAGTCCGACGACATGGCACGCGGGGTCAACGAGGAGCCACGGGCCCGCGCTCTCTACTCCGAGTGCTACGCCCCAGCCCGCGAGTCCGGCTTCATGCTGCGGACCGAGGCCAACTGGAAGCTCGGCTACTCACCTGACGGCCTGGTCGGCGACGAGGGCTTGATCGAAGTGAAAGCCCCTCGCGCCAAGAAGCACATCGCCACCGTCCTGTCCGGCGAGGTGCCGCCCGAGCACATGCCGCAGATCCAGGCCGGGCTACTCGTCTCCGGTCGGCAGTGGCTCGACTTCATCAGCTTCTGCGGCGGCCAGCCCATGTGGACGAAGCGAGTCGAGCCCGACCAGCGGTGGTTCGACGTCATCACCGACGCCGTCATCCGCTTCGAGGAGACCGCGGCTGAAATGGTCGCGGCATACACAGCCGCCGTCGAGGGACTGCCCATGACTGAGCGCATCGACTACTTCCAGGACGTGATCGTGTGAACATCTCCGAGACACTGGCGCCCACATCGGACCAGCTGGACGCGATTGAGCTCGTTCCTGGCCCCAGAACCTTCACCATCGAGGGCGTCTCTGCGGGAAGTGCCGAGCAGCCCGTACAGGTCAAGCTGGAGGGCTTCCCGCGCGTCTGGCGGCCCAGCAAGGGCATGCGGCGGGTGCTCGCTGCCGGCTGGGGTGTCGAGGCAAGCAAGTGGGTCGGCCGCAAGGTCACTTTGTTCTACGACCCGGCCGTGACGTTCGGCAAAGACCGCACAGGCGGCACGCGCATTAGCCACATGACGGACCTGCCCGGCAACCGACCGCTCAGCGTTCCTCTGCTCATCACTCGCGGCAAGAGCGCCATCTTCACCGTCCAGCCCCTCGCCGACGAGCCCACGCCACCCCAGGGTCCGACGGCTGAGGAGTTGATTTCCGCCGCCCAGCTCGCCACCACCAACGACGCGCTGAACCAGATCGCACGCACGGCAGCGGCGGGACTCAAGGGCAACGACCTGGACACCGTCCGGGAGATCGTCACCGCACGCCGCGCCGAACTGGCAGGCGACCAGTGAGGGACTACAGCGACATCATCGGCGGCTGCGGGACCTGCGGCGGCTACGGGATGCACCACGACCCCATCGCGCACGACTGGGCCCGCGAGTCCCACCCCGCGCCCTGGCCGACGCCGGACGAGCAGCGCCGGATCGATGAGTTCGGGATCTTCGACGAGGAGGAAGGGCGGTGAGGGTCCTAGCCGTGGCAGCTGTTGTGGTGGGCGCACTCATCGCCGCCACCGCCGTTGTCCTGTTCGTAGCAGCCATCTGGACCGTCGGACCTGACTCGAGCCGCCTCGCGGGGACTGCCGCTGTCGTGCTCTTCGTCGGAGGCGTCCTCGGGGTCACAGGTGTCGCCTGGCTCGACCTGAACCCGAGGCGCGAGCCATGACCGAAGCAGCCCTCCAACAGGCCGTCATTGACCTCGCCCGGTGGTGCGGCTACCTCCACTGGCACGACAACGACAGTCGCCGCAACCTCCGTGGCTTCCCGGATCTCGTGCTCATCCACCGCACCAACGGCCGGCTCATCTTCGCCGAACTCAAGTCGGAGAAGGGCCGCATCCGTCCCGAGCAGCAGGTGTGGCTGGAGACGCTGGGCATCCACCACGAGTCGTACCTCTGGCGCCCCCGTCACTGGCAGGACGGCACGATCCGCCGCGTCCTGACCGCTGAGACGCGACGGGCGGTCGCCTAATGCTCACCGACCTCCTGGGCCTGCTCAGCCCCCGCCAAGCCCACCGGCTGCTGCGACTCCTGCGCATCCGCCTCGAGGACGCCCACGAGTGGTTGCCGTTCTGCCCCTGTGGCGGCTGCGAGGGGGAGCGGTGAACCCCTATTACTCCGATGAGTCAGTGACGCTCTACCACGGCGACTCGCGCGAGCTGCTGGCCTCCATGCCTGACCTGTCCGTTGACGCGGTCATCACTGACCCGCCGTACAGCGATCGGACGCACGGCATGGCCAAGACCAACAAGGGACGCGGCCACGACGTCAAGGCGGTCACCTTCGCCAGCATCACCGAGGAGGAGTTGACTGCCACGCTCGCCGCCTGCGGGCGCGTGAGCCGCCGCTGGGTCATTGCCACCCTGGACTACCGGCACGCCTTCCGCGTCGACCATGAGCCCCCTGCGGGTTTGCGGACGTTGCGAATCGGCGTCTGGGTCAAGCCCAATCCCATGCCGCAGATCAGCGCCGACCGACCCGGGCAGGGCTGGGAAGCGATTGCGTTCATGCACCGCGCTGACGTGAAGCCCGCATGGCATGGCGGTGGGCGCGCGGGCGTCTGGACTCACCCGGTCGTGCAGAACGAAGGGCACCCGACCGCGAAGCCGCTGCCGATGGTCGGGGACTGGGTGCGCCTGTTCACCGACCCCGGCGACACCGTCCTCGACCCGTTCGCGGGCTCTGGCACAACGCTCCGCGCTGCCGTCGACAACGGCCGCAAAGCGATCGGCTGCGAGATAGACGAGCGGTACTGCGAGCTGATTACCAAGCGCCTCGCTCAGGGTGCCCTGGACTTCGGAGGCGCCGCGTGACCACCTGGCTTCCCCCGCGCACCGAGGGCTGGACCGCCACCGCAGCGAACGGCTGCACGGCACGCGGCTGCGGCACCCAGAACACGGTCACCGCTGACGGGCACCTCGGCCGACGCTGCGCCACCCACCCGCCCGCGTTCGACGTCAACCGCGCCGTCGACATCGCCCTCCGCGACCCGCACGGGGCGCTCGCCTACATCCGCACCGTCTTCCCCGGGGAGAACTCGTGACCACCTACCTGCCTGGCTCGTTCTTCCTGGCCCGCATCTCTGGCGTCACCGGCTACCTCATCCAGCTCGGCCAGGCGATCGCAGGCGACGGCTCACGGTGGACTCACGCGGGCATCGTCCTCGACGCGGACGGCACCGTGCTCGAGGCGGAACCGGGCGGGGCTCGCATCGCCAACCTGAGCGAGTACGCGGGCCGCCCGTTGCTCATCTCCGACGCGCCAGTGCAGACCTACGTTGCTGGCCTCAACAGCGGCACCCCCAACGGTTCGATCGCGTCCGCAGCGTTGTTCGGCCAAGTTGCTATTCGCAAGACGATCGTCACCGAGGCGCAGAAGCTCGTCGGCGTTCCGTACAGCGCCTTGGATTACCTCGCCCTGGCACTACTGCACCTTCACCTGCCGTCCTCGTGGGTGCGGAACCGCGTCGAGTGGTCCGGTCACATGATCTGCAGCCAGCTCGTCGATGCCATCTACGAGCGGGCGGGACTGCACCTGTTCACGGATGGCCGACTGCCCGGGGACGTGGCGCCCGCAGACCTTGCGGCGTACGCCGAGGACTACCGGTGACCCGCGCCCCCCTCACCGCGAACGCCCTGGAGATCCAGGCCCGCCTGCGTGCCGGCCAGCCACTCGCCCACATCCGCGCCATCGCCGCCTACCGGGGCTGGTCCGCCGACGACTTCACCGCCGCACGGGACTGGGCCGCACCCGACGTGGAACTCAAGAAGCTGTTCCCCAACGGCCGCCGACCACTGCCCCGGGAGCACGGCACACGGCGCGGGTTCTGGCAGCACAAGAGCAACGCCGAGCAGCCGTGCGAGGAGTGCAAGGAAGCGCGCAACGCCTACGACCGGGAATGGAAACGAGCACAGAAGGCGAAGGCGTCGTGACCACCGACCCGGACTTCCTCACCGTCGCCGAGATCGTCGCGATGGGCTGGTCCAAGGCCGACGTGTACCGCTGGCTGGACCAGACCGACCCCGCCAAGCCGCACCTTCCGTCGTACCGGATCGGCCGCGCACGTCGCATCGCCCGCGCTGACTGGCACGCATTCCTGCGGGCGCACACGTACCGGGGGAAGGGGTGACACCGGAAACCGTGTCGTCACCGATTGTGCTGACGCGATTACGGGAGGACAATGCAAAGCGGCCCCGAGGTGCGCGAACACCCCAGGGCCAGCCGCACAACCAACCGCCTACCGGAAGGTCGTACGACACCATGAGTGTCTACTCATTGGGCTCCGAGGACAACTGCCCGGACCCCTACTTCACCCCCTACGCTCCGCGTGTCATCGCTACGAGTTACCGCGGATACCGTTTCCGTAGCCGCCTCGAGGCTCGCTGGGCCGTCTTCTTCGATCAGATGGACATCGGCTGGATGTACGAGCCCGAGGGTTTCGTCATCGGGAACCGCCCCTACCTCCCCGACTTCCTGCTCGAGTGCGGCAGTTGGGTAGAGGTCAAGGGCTTCGAGGCTGGACTCAATAAGCCGCTGATGAAGCGCGCCGCCCTGGCGCTGCCGACAATGCCGGCATCTGGAGAGCGCGGCCCCAAGCTACTCATCCTGGGCGCACTGCCCGACCCGTACGCGCCCGCCGTGGAGATGCACGGCGACTGGGGCCACCTCGGCGTCACCCCTGACGGCCGCGGGGGCGAACTGCTCTTCGGTAGCTACGGCTTCGGGCGCTTCTCCAAGAACCGGAGCCCGTGGTGGTTCAGCGAGCGCGCATCCGAGGGTCGCTGGCTGCAGGCGGAGTTCGACGAGTGGGAGCGCGACACCTCTGCCCAGTACGCGGCGGCCAACGGCGCGCGGTTCGAGCACGGCGAGAGCGGTGCCCGCTGATGGCGCGCGACCACGCCGAGATCACCTTGACCATGTGGGGTGACGACGACTGGCGCAAACTCACCCCGGCCGCGCAGCACCTATACCTCCTCCTGCTGACATCGCCGTCGCTGTCTTTCTGTGGCGTCGCCGACTGGCGACCGGCACGCATCGCCAAGCTGGCTGGAGGTTGGACGGAGAGCGCCGTACGCAAGGCTGCGACGGAGCTGTCTGACCGGCTCTACCTCGTGATCGACGAGGAGAGCGAGGAGGCGCTGGTCCGGTCCTTCATCCGCCACGACGGTCTGATGAAGAAGCCGAACGTCGCTATCGCAATGGCGACCGCCCACGCTGGCGTCGCCTCTCCGTTGCTCCGGGGCGTCGTCGTCCACGAGCTCCGACGTCTCCACGAAGAGCAGCCGGAACTCAAGGGATGGGGGCCGGAGAAGGTTCGGGCAATCCTCTCCCGCGAGAGCGTGAACCCTTCGGGAAACCCTTCCCCGAACCCTTCGGGAAACCCTTCGCTTAAGGATGAGCCGAATCCTTCGGTAAACCCTTGCCCCACTCCTTCTCCTACTCCTGCTCCTACTCCTGCTCCCTCCTCTAACGAGGAGATAACTACAACAGCGCCGCGCAAGCGCGGACGCCGAATCCCGGATGACTTCGCCGTCACCGAGGAGATGCGCCAGTGGGCTGCGGACAACGGCTTCGCCCACCTGGACCTCAACAAGATCACCGTTGAGTTCGTCGACTACTGGGCTGCCGAGTCTGGGCAGAAGGCGGTGAAGCTCGACTGGGTCAAGACGTGGCACAACCGCGTCCGGGCCGTCGGAGAGCGGACCCCCAGCAACGTCCGACAGCTCCCCAGCGCCTCGCGCCCCGCCTACGCCACGCACCACCGTGGCGACGGCCAGATCCCCCACTGGGAGCTGTGATGCGCCGACCGCTCCCCGCCGAAGTCGCCTCCCGCCTCGAGGGCATCCGCCCCTCAGG